CCAGCGCATCAGCGCCGTCGCGACGGCCGCGTACAGCCGGGTGCGCACGGTGCCGTTGCCGGGTGCGTCGATCAGGTCGGGCAGCTCGGAGCCGAACGTGCGGCGTTTCACGCACGTCGCGAGCGGCGTCGTCACGATCCTGCCGATCGACTGGTAGAAGTGGTCCAGGCCCGAGATCGAGCGGCCGGTGTTCGCGTTCATGCCTTTCATTGCGGTGCGCTCACGAGTTGTCCATCGCCTTGTTCGCGATGCGTGTGATGCGGGAGGCTGATGCCCTGGGATTTCACTTCACGGGTGAAGGTGGCCGCGCCGTCGATCTGCATCGTGGCGCCGCCGCCGGCACCGCCGCTGCCGGTCATGCCGGATTCGAAGGCGAACGGGCCCTTGACCGTCATCGCGCCGATGCAGGTCGTCTGCGGTGCGTCGAACGTGATGCGCTCGGCCTTCACGGTGGCGTCGCGGGTCTGCACGACGACCGATCCCGGCGCGACGACGCGTACGGTTGCGCCGGCGGGCAGCTCGGCCGTGAGCGCATGCGCGGCGTGGTCGTACGTGATGCTCGCGCCATCGGGATAGACGCGTGCGTGGGTGTCCGGGCTCGATGCCGGGGCCGGCGCGGCATTCGAATAGACGCCGCGCAGCGCGACGCCCTGCGCCGGATCGCCCATCGGGCAGAGCAGCACGACCTGTTCGCCCGGCGTCGGCGGCAGCCAGTCGCGCGTGCCGCCGGCGGTACCGGCGACCCACGGAATCCAGTTGGTCTGCAGGCCGCTGCCGTCCGAGTCGGTGTCGCCGACCGAGACGCGGCACAACGCGGCCGCATGGTCGACCGCGAGGATCGTTCCCTTGCGCACCGCGTTGCGTGCCTGCCGTTGAATTTCATTTGCGTCCATGCAGCCATGGTGACGGCCGGGCAGTCAGGGCGCGAGCGATGGCCTGTGTCGTCGCAGCGAGGACAGCGCGCGCCGGATGCCGGCGCGAAGGCGCGCGTCGAGAATCGCAACACCGGTCGGCGTGAGGATGGCGTCGTGCGCCTGGGCGATGTCGTCGTGAGGCTGGAATGCGTGAGCGGATCGACGCCGGAAGGGACGGCGACAGGGACGGAGGTGCAGCGGATCGCGTGGCGGTGAAAGGCAGACGGGTGTGTGGCGGCGGGAAGCCGCATGAACGGCGCACCGGTGCAGCGGCGGACGGAGGTGCCGCCACGGACGACGCCGTCGACGCAGCGCGCGTCGTCGACGGTGGCTGATTCGACGGCAATGCGCGAGCGGGCGATCGGCGTTGCGATCGAGGCATGCGGATTCGCCACGGCGGGCGAAACGAGGTGGGCGAAACGAGATGGCCGGCTGCGACGCGCAGCCGTTGCAGGGACGATTGAATGCTGCAGAAAACCGCGCACGCGCGGCGCACGGCGTTCGCTCGACCGCACACGGCTACGATGCCGTGTGCGGGAAGGCGGGCTTACCTGATCTGCGGCAGCGCGACCCAGGTCAGCGTGTTGGCCGGATCGACCTGCGAGTCGTCGACGTGGGTGATCACGTGCCGGCCATCGGGCCCGGTCGTGACGTTGACGCTTTCCGTCAGCGCCAGCCGGATCGACAGGTCGACTGCCGCCGGTTCGCGAATGCCGACCTCGAAGGTGATGCCGCTCGCGCGCGCGGCAGGGTTCGTCACGAGATCCGGCTGGTTCGCGCGCACCCATTCGACCAGCGCGACGAACACGGGATCCGTGTCGCCGGAGAAATTCGTCGCGAGCACGTGGGCCGTGTACCGGTATTCGAACGACGGCGTCAGCGAGCCGGTCGTCGCGATCGACCCTTGCTCGACGAGCACGGTCAGCGTGCCCGGTTCGGTCCCGAGCGACGGGATCGCGGCGACGAGCGCCCGCCGCAGGCTGTCCGGCTTAATCATGCGGATGTGCTCCGTGATCGGTTGCGGGCGAGCCGGCCTGGCACGCCGCGATCATGTCGACTTGAGCCGCGCAGGTCGCCCACGCAGCCTTCGCGAGCGTGAGCGCGGCATCGAGCTCACCGTTGGTGCGGGGCGCGAGCATCGGCAGCGTGCACGGGCTCACCGTCTGGCACGTATTCGACGTAAGCGTCGGCGCCGGTGAGAGCGGGATTGGCTTGCAGGCGGACAACGTCGTCAGGCAGACGAGTGCCAGCCCAGGCGCGAAGCGTGGCGTTTTCATCGGTCAATCTCCGGTTTTCAAGTCGAGTGGCGTCGAGCTTCGATGCGATCGCGGCCTGCGAACGGTCGAGCCGGGCCTGCTGTCGTGCGCGTTCGGCGGCGTCCTGCCGCATGCGCAAAATGATGTCGTCGCGCCCGGCAAGCGCCTGTCGTGTATCGACGAGTTGCTGCCGCGCGGAGCCGAGGTCGGCGCGCAGCGCATGCAGGTACAGCGCCGCGGCGGCGCACGCGGCAAGCGCGGCGACGCAGACGGCGAATTTCGCGGCGAGCCCGTTCATGCGGCGTTCGTGGCGCCAGCTGATGCGGATCCGCTCGGCGTCGACGCGGCCGGTTGCGACGCATAGCGGTCATAGGCGCGCGCGAGCTTGACGTCGTAGAGGTTCGCCGCGTAGTCGGGGCCGTTGTACGCGCGTGCGAATGCGGCCCACTGGCGGGCGCCGAGCGCGCGGCGCAGCCCGTTGTCGGCCGCGATGTAACGGACGAATGCGTCGAGGTGCTGGGCCTCGCCACTTTCCATGCACGCGACGAATTCGTCGATGCCGGCATAGCCGAGGCGTTCCCAGTGATAGCCCATCACCTGGAACGCGCCCCAGCTCGCGGATTCCCATGCGGCGCGGGCGTCGATCACTTCGGCGGCGGCGAGGCGCGTGTATTCCGCAGTGCCGCCGCGATAGCCGCCGCGCGTCTGCGACACGATGTCCGGCTGCCTGGCGGCGAACGGCGCGGGATCGATGCCGCGCGCCTGCAGCCGCTTCCAGAAGATGTGACGCTCGAACAGGATGACCGGCCGACCGTCGGGCAGGAAGCCGGCGCCGCGCGATTCGACTTCGTTGACCGCGCGCACGCACGCGAGCGGCACGCCGAGTGTGCTCGCGGCGCGCTCGAGATCGGCGAGCGCCAGGTGTTGCGGATCGCGCTGGCCGGTGGCCAGCGCGGCACAGGTCTTCGGGCCGGCAATGCCGTCGTCGACGAGGCCGGTGTGCCGTTGCAGTGCGATAACGGCGGCTTCGGTCGCCGCGTCATAGAGGTGCGTGACCTGCACCGGATAGCCGGCGCGGATCAGCCGGCGTTGCAGCAGGCCGACATCGTCGCCGTGGTCGCCGAGGCGGCGGGTCTTCATGATTCATTCACTCCTGAGCAGGCGTGCGACGTTGCCGCGTGTGCCGCAGACGGACATCGCCAGCAGGACGGCGGTGGCCGCTTCGAAGAAGCCGACGGATCCGGCATGCATCAGCAATTCGATCGATGCGCCGCCGGCGACCGCCACGACGATCCAGGCGAACCAGGACGCACGATGCCGGTGCCGCGCGCCGTTGCGCCGGTAGGTGAGCACGCGCACGAGCACGGAGACGTGCGCGCAGAGCGCGATCAGCACGAACGGGAGTGGCATGTCATCCCCCCTTGCGGAACAGCGCGAGCAGGTCCAGTGTCTTGACCCGCTCGATGAGTTGCAGTGTGACGGCGATGACGAGCGCGGCCGCGAAGAACGCGGCGACGCCCGTCGAATGGATCGGGGTGGCGCCGACGATTTCCGGGGCGGCGAGATAGCCCATCACGAGCGAGATCAGCAGGTAGGCGGCGCGCCGTGCAACGCCGATCTCCTTCGAGGTGACGACCACGAGCGCGGCGCCCGTGAAAGCGCCGATCAGCGCGTTGCCGTCGATGCCGGGTGCGAGCCCGGCGACGCCGATCGCGGCGGACAGCATCGCGGCGGTGGTGAGGTTCGGTTCGGCCATGCAGGCGATTCCAGGGTCAGTCAAACAGTTGCAGCAACGGCCGTGCGCGCGTGGCGGTGTCGAGCGGCGGCAAATGGACGGGCGTGTCGGCGGGCAGCACGACACCGAGGCTGGCGAGCCCGGTGTTGGCTTCGAGCACGGTTTCGACGGTGCCGTCCGTGCGGCCGTAATGGCGCCAGCACAGCGCGTCGACCGTGTCGCCCTGCAAGGTGCGCACGATCATGGCCGGCGCTCCCGATGCGGGAGCGCGACGCGGTCGCCGGCCGGCGGGTGGTGGAGGCATGTCGATGTCGTGCTGCTTGCCATGGCGAGGTCCCGGGCGGTGAGGCAGTGAAGATGGTTCCCATGGTCGAGCTTCGTCGGGCGGGCTTCAACGACGCGCATGCGTGGACTGTGCGGAGACGCAGCGAGGCGCGTGTCGCGACGCGCATCGCGCCTTACGCTTTCCGGGCTGGTGCTTGATGATGACGGGCGCGCACGGCGTGGGCCGTGCAGCCGGATTGCAGCCTGCGCGAGCCGGGGCGGCCTTGATCGATCTTGTGCAGCCTTGGTTTTGCGCTGTGCGAGGCGCGCTGGGCCTTGCCGGGCAAGGGCGGGACGAACGTAGGTAAAACTCCGAAGGCAGGGGTTGCTGGTTCGATCCCAGCCTGAGCGGTCGCCGCCGCTTGGCGATGCTGACCGGACGTGCCGGTGCCTTCGTCGTTATGCGAGAATCGCCCGCAACGACAACTCCAAGCGTC